ATTTCTCAAGGCGGATTCCAGACCAGAGAACGATGATAACACCTTGGTCTTTACATCCTCCGGCATAGCTTTGCCAGTAAGTCCTGCCCACAGTGTAGCAATGATGTTAGTCCCGACTTCAGCGAAACTAATCTGGGAGAGAGTGGTTTTCACACCGTCAAACAGTTTATCCCATGAGACTTTGGATAAAAACTCTTGGATAGATGTAAAGACACCGTTTACCCATGTGTTTGTGGATTTGCCAAGAAGCGTCCAATCGAAATCATCCAGAAAAGAATTCACGCCTGTCGCAAGACTTGTTCCGAAATTTTCCCAGTTGAACGTTGTTCCGAACGAATCCAGGAAGTGAAGCGCCGTGTTCAGAGTATTGGCAACCGTAGTACCAACATTATCAAACAGCGTTGGAGTGATTAAACTATTCAGGAATTCAGCAAGACCGGTACCCCATCCATCCGCAGCACTATAGGCGGTCTTCCAATCGACCGTTTCCATCAGGGTGTTTAATCCGGTTTCGATGCTGTCACCCAGATTCTCGAAATCAAAGGTGTATGCAAACTCGTCGAGGAAAGCCAGTGCGGTGTTGAGACCTTCTCCGATAGTTCTTCCGATTTCGCTGAAGGTTTCCGGGTTGATGATCTCATTCAGACCTTCAGCCATACCCTTCGCCCAAGTTCTCGCTGTTTCCTTCGCAAGACCCCAGTTGAAGTTTTTCAGCAGTTCATCCAGACCTGACTTCAGTGCCTGCCCGAAATTCTTAAAGTCAAATTCCTTGCCGAAAGAATTCAGGAATTCCAGAGCAGTATTCAGGGAATTGGCGATAGTCTTTCCAAGAGCACCAAAAAGATCTGGCGTAATCAGACCGTTCAGGAAGCTTGCAAGACCAGTGCCGAATCCTCTCGCACCCTCATAGACATCTTTCCAGTTAATGTTGTTAAGGGCCTTGGTCAGTGTATCACTGATGTAACCGCCCAGTTCATAAAGGGAATCGATCTCTGACTCATACAGAGACTTCACTTTTTTGATCGACATTGCTACTTCGCCAGCACCCGCGCTTGCCTTGCCAAGATCAAGGTTTTTCAGCGGATTGGCGATGGCAGAATTACCACTGGACGGAGAAGTAGGATCCTTCTCTTCCTTCTCTTTCTCTTTGTTCAGTTTGTTCAGTTCATCGAATCCAAGGACCGTTCTCTGATATTCTTCTTCGGCTTCCTTGGCTTTTTCGATGCTCTTTGCAGTATCATCTGCTGCATCGGCAACATCCCCAAGGCCGGACTCCTGATCTTCAAGGACATCGACCATGGCATCATCTATAGCCATGTCAGTGGGTGTGATCTCAATTACCCACCCAAAGATTTTACCAAGTGCATTGACCACCTGTTCCGCGAAGGAAATGATTCCTTTCAGCGCAGAATTCATGGCTATCACAAATGGTTTTATGGCATTGATAAGACCGCCACCGATTACGGCACCGAGTGCTTCAAACTGTTGCTTCAGGATTTTTATTTGATTCGCCCATGTCACTCTGTTACCCCAAGGGCTTTTTATCCCCTGGTTCTCATGGTTTCCCATGAGGTCAGCGTACGTTTTCATCCAAACAAAAAAGAGCGTTTTAAGCGCTCTCTCTTGGATGCCGGACACTCTTGGGGGGATTATATTTATTCACCCCCTACGCGTTACGGTGACGATTAGCCTTTCGAAATCTAATCGCTTACCTCGGCATTAACATATTGACTAATCCACTTGAAACCATATGCCGTTCGGTCTTCCAAGTCAACAACTTTTTGGATTGCTTTATAGCTTACACCAAGCTCTCTACCGGCATCAGCTATTCTATCATATACCTTTATAGTCTCCCCGGTTTGCGGGTTGACTTGTACGATTCGTCTTCCCTTTTTTCTGTGCTGAAACACGGATAAGTCTTTTATCGGGAAGTGATCTTCGTATACAAATATATATTTTCCACAGACATTTTTGGTGCGTCCAATAAGTGCAAGCGAAATTGCAGGTCGGTTAATACCTGTATCTCTCGCTGCTTCACTTATGCTGTCGAAACGCTTAATTAGGTTTCCGCTTAAATCACATTGAACAATCGGTCTTTTATTCGCAGCCTTTGGCTTCACATATTTTCTGGGACCGTTTTGCTGATAGTCATCCTCAAACATAAATATGTGTCCAAGACACGTTCGGGCAATGCCTTTGCAACACTCAAGTACATTGCTATCATAATAACCGTCCTTTTTTGCTGCACCAGCACTCTCATATCTTTTTATGAGGTTCCCGTCCAAATCCAGGCACACTATCGCCCTTACGTTCCACGGTGTAGGTGCAAAGCCTCCGATGGTTGAATTATACCCATTCTTAAACGAATCATATTTTTTTATGTACTCACGTTCAAGCCTGTGTCCCTCTTCAATACCTTCTGCTTTGTCGATTATTTCAAATGTGAATTTGTCTTTACCTATTTCCTGAAGCGCTCTGTGGAAAGCACAATCCTCTGCTGGTCTACATGCGAGATGTTGAGCAATTCGTTCCTTAAATTGCTTCGTGCATCCAATATAAACCATGTCGTTAACAGTGTTAGAAGCCTTATAAATGTAATATGTATCCATAAAATCACCTCTGGATACATTATACATTATTGCTATGCATTAGTCAACTTAGTTTCTGCCGATTTTGCCCGGTTTTCCATAAGGCATTACTGCATTACGCGACACAAAGTTTATCGGCTGTGTCGGCGAAATCCCCCTGAACCATTTTTGTCTGAGACATGACATACTGGTATCTCAGCATTGTCTTCTCGGCTTGCGACATTGCCGTCACATCTGCCTCGATACCTTGTTTCAGCGCCCACTCCTGCAAGGTGGCCTGCGTTAAATCTAACAGTGTTGTTATCGTAAAGGCTTTTTATCCTCTACTTCTCCGGTTTCCCGGCAGCTCAGCATATCTTTTCATCCCGTAGGATGTCGCGGCCTCGTGGGTACATTATTCCAGCACCTATGCGTTGCCCCTGACCGGATCGTCACCCGGCCTTCGGTTCTGATTCCCATGCCTTTCGGTTTAGGGTTCCAGCTTAATTCCGCGATTATTCGAAACGTGTTACCACGTTAAGCGGCAAGATTTTTACCGTATTGTCTTACATTTATACCCTCGGTTTCCCGATATTTATTAGGGGATTAGACTATCTCACCATCTCATTGAGATGACCGATACTTCGAACTGTGCTAATCTCAGTCCTACTCCCTTCCGGGATAGTCGTTAGACCTTCCTGTTTCCAGGCTCGGCACGGTATTGCCCTCGACTTTACGTTAGGGTTTTTACCGTTAGCAGATGATCTCTCATCCACACCGCTTTTGCATGCGTTCTTCGGTTTATTCGAAATGCGTCACCGCATTAAGCCGCTAACATTAACGGACGGGTTTGTCCCGTAAATATAGCCGTCAGATCCTGTGCGACATCCTCTATTCCGACATTATAGAAAGATGCCATATCAGCAGACAGCTTTGTCAGGTTGATCGACATGTCAGCCATTGACTCACCTGCGCTATTATAGTTCTCACGCAGTTCGCCAATCTGCTCAGATGCTTTCTTCACCTGATCACGGGAAATGCCCATTGCAGATCCCATGGCCTGATATCTGGAAGCAATCTGTTTTGCCGTCAGCTCCGACATTCCAAGATCTTGGATCGATGATTGAACAAGATCCTGAATTTTACCGGCTTCATTTCCGAAAGCCTTATCGACAACGTTCTGGACTTCCGTCAGGTCGGATGCTAAATCAATGCCGCCACTCAGCACACGCCATAATGTTTTTGCTCCGGCAATCAATGCCCTTGCTCCAACAATCGCTTTAGTGAACGCCCTTCCAAGACCCTCGATTTTCATTGTAGCCTTACCGGCGGAAAGGCCAAGCCTTGGCAGATGCATGTTGAGCGTTTTGGTATGCGTTGCAAAAGATTTGATTTTACCACCACCGGCTTTTTCAAGAGACTCAGTCAGTTTCCCGAAGGAATTCTTCAGTGCGTCCGCATTCTTTATGCCCCCGGATGGGATCATCTTTTTGAATGCAGAATTCAGTTCCTTGACGGATTTATTCATCTCGGCAGAAGTTGCCGAAAGTGTCTGCATCGTTGCATCGATCTGCCTGAATGTGTTAAGCACATTGTTTGCCGAGGACAGACCTTGCATAGATACGTTAAGCTTATCAATCCTTTTTGCCAAATCGCCTATCGACTTTTTGGCTTTTTTAAAATCAACATCCATCTGGATTGACAAGCTGTCTATGTTTACGCTATCAGCCATTATTCGGATTTCCTCCTTCCTTGAGTTTTTTGCTTGCTTCGAATCGCCTCTGCATTTCCAGAAGCTGATTCATTACAACCTTTTCCTGGCGTACCTTATCATCACCCTTGAGCTCTTTTGCATGAGTCTTCGCCAATTCAGAGAACGGCTTTTCAAGGTATGATGCCTTGGCTTTACGCCCGTGCAAACCGCCGTCTACAGCCGCCAGAACGGCACTAAAGACATATTGCCCCATGGTGTACATGTCGACATCCATGAGCCTTCTGCGCTCTTTAAAGGCAAGTTCGAACGGCTTCAGTTCTTTGGGACAGGACTCCATGAAAAAGTCATACGAAACACCGGCAACCAGGTAGAAGGGAAGAAGGTCTTCCATGACAGCCCTCGCAAATGGTTTGGGCTCTTCCTCGGTGATTACTTCTTCCGCTTCGGAGTTTTCACATTTTTCATCTCCACTGCCAGATCGGATAAAAAACCCTCACTCATCAACTCCTCCGACAGCAGTGTAAAAATCTGGAGCAGTCCGCGCTTTTCACCTTCTGGTGCCTCATCGCGGTATGTGTCAAGCAAATCACCGACTTCGGTGAGAGAATCAATGGGGTTGTACTTCTTCAGGCCGAGGTACAGTAATTCGCGGGTTGTCACAAACAGATCCCTGATTTTCCCGAGACCGGCAACATCGTCATCGTCTTCTGCACCTGCCCCACTCAGGATCCCAAGGATGTCCTTTACACGGTCAAAAATATCGCCATCGCAAAAACAGTTGTAACCAAACTTGATGCGATAAGTAACATCAGATACGGTGATTGTCAGCATATTTGTCCCCTTTCGGATTCAAAAATAAGGGTGGAACACCATATGAATGCTCCACCCTATATACTCAGTTATTTGTTTGCCCGGATGCTGATCAAGCCGGAGTCGGCTCGATCTTTGCCGCCAGACCCTTGTAGTCTTCTACGGTGATCGGGAGCTCGATGGTCATCAGCTCGTTCTGTCCGATTTCAGGCATCGGAATCGTCGCGGGCGGTGCACCGACCATGAAGAATCCCTGTGTAAGATCCGGGAGCCAGACGGTAAACCACATCTTCTTGCCGCCGGTCAGGCCTTCATAAGCGGTCATCATTGCCTGGATCTGTGTCTGAACATCATCGGTCAGGTTGAAGGAAACATTCCAGTCAGAAGCAGGCTCGGAACGACCGGCAATATACTTCGTGGTCTTGTCTTCCAGCGCGGAAGCGTCGATCTGCTCAACGGAGACATCGATACCGGAAATGCTGTTGCATCTCTCAATCTGAGTAAATGCTTCAGGCTTGGTTCCGGCAGTGGTCTCTACGGCCCAACCGAACTTGCCGCCGATGCTGGAGATACCCATTACATTAGTAGCTGCCATAGCAATCATCCTCCATAAATAAAAAAGACACCTTTTACGGTGCCTGATCAATATTGTCTTGCGCGGCTATAATCCGTCTTGCCCTCACAACACCCCGGAAAACATTTCCGTTTGATGTATATGTGGGAAGGCCGGAGATGTT